CCCTCTTCTTGTGCTCCTAACACAGGTTCCCATGAAACGGAGTTGGTGGTCCTTGCCACCCTCTCTTGTGCTCTCTCGGCACGCTGTCCGTGTGTGTCTCTGCTGCATGTTATCCACCTGAGCAGCTGTCAGTCGTTGGCCAATAGCTTACCAACTGAACAGTTCTGTGAAGTCTGTCGTTTGTCTCACGAAATAGTCGAGTACATGCTTCTGCACTTGTATCCATACATCCACTAATCTACCACGTGGCACCCGCCCTGTGCTTATTTGGTTGGCTGTGGCTCGCTTGATGAACTCATGACATGTCGGGTTGTACGGTGAGGTGTATACTGGGAGATCACCGAGGAGCCAGGCTTCTGCATCTTTTCTTGTCATATTGGTCAGCGATTTCACTCTGTGCGTGAATTGTGGTACACGATTCTCCAATACATGCTCGACATCCAGTTCCGCTGCCTTTGCAATGACTCTTATCTTTTCTATTATGCCTTTCTCTTTCTCTTGACTTGCAAATGTGTTAGCATACTTTGGATACTGGGTTGCATAGTATTGATCCGCATCTTCTTTCAGTTGTTCATAGTTTATTGTAACTCCCAGCGGTTGGTATATCTTTGATGGGCCACGCAAAGCTTCAATCTCCGTTTTCCACATGTTCTTGACCACTGAATCCACCTTAGGTATGGTGTCTGAACTCACTATGCCCATTAGTTCTGATTGAGCCAGTTGTGCTGCTTGGATGTCAGTCAATGGAATGCCCAACTCTTCCCCATCGTGCTGCCATTTGTTTTGCCTCCACACTGTTTTTGTTATGACTTTCATTGGTCGTTTTGGTTTGTTGAGCTTCGTATTGAATACCACATCAGGTATTGGCCTCCCAATCCCCAGCCCACCTCTTATCAGTGGTGCGCATGCGCGTTGTATTGTCGTGTTCCTGGATTTGCACCAGTGCGCCAAGATCGTATCTTTGACAAATTCCAAGTTTCCTCCTCTTCGCTGAACTGTATCTATTGCATCTAATGTCGCTACGACTTCAGAAATTGGTGAGGTTGGCATGTCTGTCCACGGCTTCCCTGTGACTGTCCCGCTTATTGCTCTCATGAAGTACCCCTTTGCACCATATTTCGTGTAGCTCACGCGTAAGAATTCAGTAGATCCCAACACTATGCCAAATCTTCCTGTACCTGCTATTGCACCCACAGCGGTCATCAAGTAATCGATTAGCTGTAAGTATTTCACATTGTATGACATGTATGATGCATCATCTCCCATCAAATTCAAGTCATCCATGAGAGTTGGAGGTGCAGTGAGCTTGCTGGCAATTTGCATTGCTGTATCCGCCATTGTCTTATTGTATCCGTCTCCGCATACTGATGTGAATAGCAGGCCGGAAGGCAGTCCACCCGTAACATCGAACTCTTCACCTGTCAACGCTATTATTATTGCGTGATTGAATGACGCTTGCACGTTGGTAGTTATCCATGCCCATTCAGCCAGATCGTTGGAATCAACTGTTCCCGTTGTTTCATTGATTAGTACTTGCACTATTGCTATCAGATCAGCTGTTTTCACCTGTCTTTCAAAGCCTTTGTAATCCCATGCCATCCCAAAACATCCGGTTCTACACAACTGAAGAGTCTTTCGCATCATCGCTATTTTTTGCAAATTGGACATATTCCTTGTGATGTGTGACCAATTTTGATATGCGAACCCTGACCTATATGCTATGTATGCCATCTTGAGATAAGTGTATATATCACTGCAGACAGCAATTCTGCATTTACCGGTTTCAGGTTTGATGAATGCCTTACTTATTTGCCTCGTGCTTTGCTTACATCCCTGGTACAATTCGGCCATTGTGTATGCATCAGGGAGCATGTTCTTTTTGCATCGCACTTTCAACAGTGTGTCTTCGCCATCATTGATTATCACTTCCAATATACCTTCTGATGATGCTCCTGCTGTTATCCATATGCCAGAGTTAATGTATTGCTCAAAGTTCA